CCCTACATCCATCGAGATTGGCGGGGCGTTGTATCCTTGCTATGAAGTCATTGTGAACATGGAAGCGAGCAGTTTATGAAATATGTAATTAAGTCAATAAAAGTGGGGGTAATTGGCGAAGAATTTGTGCCAGTTGCCGGCATTAACATTTCAGCTCTTTTGGATGGCGGTTTTATTGCTATTCAAGAATCCACCGACAGCACCAAAAAAACACCTACTATAAAGAAAACACCTAAGGAGTAAACCAACATGGCGACAACAACTTTTCTCAGCAACATCAGCACCCTTACAGTTAATGCGGTTGACCTTTCCGACCAGTGCACAGCAATTGTGTTCACCAACATGCGCGAGCAGTTAGACAAATCAACGCTGAAAGATACTTCCCGTTTGTACACGGGCGGCCTTTACAACAACGAATGCACGATGACTCTTTTCCAGTCATACGCCGCAAGTGAGACTTACCAAACTTTGGCATCACTAGTGGGCACAGCCACAACAGTTGTGGCAACCGTTACCGAAGGCGCAGTTACCAAAACTTTCACCCTTGCCAATTGCTATTTGGAATCAATGCCAGTAGTGAACGGGGCGTTGGGTGAGTTGTCAACCGTAGATTTGACATTTACGGGCGGCACTTTTACCGCTAGTTAATTACGGCCTAACGGCCCGACACGAAAGGCAAGTTAATGAAATTAGTCATTAAGGTCATTGAAAACCCTGGCGATGCACCCATCGTTGTAACAACCAACCTGTTGTGCATTGCCATGTGGGAACAATCCGAAAACCGCAAAGTTTCTGACGGTCGCGGAATCGGAATTATGGACATGGTTTTTTGGGCACATTTCATGCTAAAAAAATCAGGTCATTCGTTGGAAGCAACACCGCAAAAATGGTTAGATGCACACCCTGACATGGAAATCGAAACGGTGGACATGACAAACCCAAACCCTACGGTCGCGGCACTTACCGAAAGCAACTAGCCGAACTACTAGTTTCAATCGGTTGGTGGCCGCCGCACATCGAATTTGACACCCGTGACCTGCAAACAGTTATTAGTGTTTTGAATGAGCAGGCGAAAGAAAGGCGGCGCGGGTGATAACGAATTCAGTTCAGGTGTACGGCGTGAAATCCGCGTTAAAAGAACTGAACAAAATCAACCCTAAATTGCGCCGCGAATATACAAAACGGTACAAAGACATTGTGAAGCCTGTGGTTCAGGCCGCCAAATTGGCGTTTCCGAAATCTGCCCCATTGTCAGGCATGGCACGCCCTACGGGCCGCCTGGGGGGCTGGGATGGCGGTTTAGTGGCGAAAGGCGTAGTTGCCAAAATTGACACGCGCAAAGCGCGCCCAGGAACAGAAACCGTAGGCGCATTTTTCGTTGTGCAAAAAACGGGTTGGGGTTCAATTTACGACATCGCAGGGCGAACCAATCCAGGTTCACAATTTGTGCAAAACCTTATTAACAACGGTGCACCTAACGCGTCACGCGCAATGTGGCCAGCGTACGAAGGCAATGCGGCACAAGTGCAACTTGCTGTGCTTGACTTAGTGGGCGAAGTCATGAGCGATGTGAACAGGAATTTGGTGGTTAACAGTGGCAATTAGAATTCCAATCATTTCGGAATTTAATCCGAAAGGCGTTCAGGCCGCTAAAGCCGAATTTGCAACCTTGCAAGGCACAGGCTCAAAAGCCATGTTTCTGTTGCAAAAAGCCGTACTACCAGCGGCCGCCGCAATCGGCACTTTCACTTCAATTATTTCGCCAGCCATTAAAGCGGCATCAGATTTTCAGGAAGCAACCTCAAAAGTAAATGTTGTTTTTGGGCGTGCGTCTAAAAGCGTTAAGGATTTTGCTGACGGTGCGGCACGCAATTTGGGTCAATCGAAGCAAGCCGTTTTGGATGCCGCGGGTACTTTTGGCACATTCGGTAAAGCGGCAGGTTTAGCAGGCGAAGACCTGGCGACCTTTACAACCGATTTTGTAACCCTTTCAACTGACCTAGCATCGTTTAATAACACAAGCCCTGAGGAAGCGGTACAGGCTATTGGTGCGGCGTTGCGCGGCGAATCTGAACCATTGCGCCGCTATGGCGTTTTGCTGAATGATGCGGTGCTGAAACAAGAGGCAATGACCCTCGGTATTTATGACGGTAAAGGCGCACTGACTGCACAGCAAAAAGTGTTGGCAGCACAAGCCGCAATTTACAAGCAAACCAATGATGCGCAAGGCGACTTCATGCGCACTAGCGATGGACTGGCAAACAGTCAACGCACATTGAAAGCCATTTTTGACGATGTAAAAGTTTCTATTGGTCAAGCGTTTTTGAAGCAAGCAGAAACAGCAACTAAAAATATTTTGTTTTTGTCGCAGGCATTGGACAAAATTCCTGAGCCAGCAGAAAAAACATCATCAAAACTTAAAGGGGTAACTGACACCGTAAAGGCGCAGTTAAACCCAGTGAGCCAACTTTGGTGGTTATTAACAAAAACCCGTGAAGCATTTGAAGGTGCAGGCGAAGCAACTGGCGCATGGAATAACGATTTGCGCCGCGGCGTGCAACAAACAATGCGCATGGCAGACGAAGCGGGAATTTTTAATCAAAAATTTAAAGACACTGAAACCGCAGTTGGTGGTGCAAAAAAAGAAGTTGAATCCTACGCCAAAGCTTTAAAAGAAGGTTTAGGCGATGCGTTAGATAATGCAAAAGATGCTTTAGATGATGCAAAAACAGCGTTCAATGATTTTGCTACAAGTGTCAGTGATGGCATCAAATCGGCGTTTAGTTTTTCTGATGCGCAAGCCGCAGGCGAAGAAACAGGCGCAGGATTCCTAGACGGTTTACGAACACAGGTTGCGGGTGTTGTCGAATATGCGCGCAAGATTCAGGAACTACTTGACAAGAATTTGAGCAAAGACGCATTGGCAAAAGTTTTGGAAGCGGGCGCGGTTGCTGGTTCGGCCATTGCATCGGAACTTATTAAGGGTGGCCAGGCGGCGATTGATGAGACGAACGCCCTGGTTGATTCGGCAAATGGTGCGGCTGAAAAAGTTGGTATGAACGCGGCCGCTAAGTGGTATCAGGGCGGTATTGATTCCGCGCAAAAGATGGTTGACGGTATTCAGGCTGAACTAGACAAATTGACACCAAAACTCATGGCCAAAATGGATGCGCTGGCCGCAAAAATGAAACGCACCGTTGACATTGATGTGCGCGTTACCGAAACCGTTAGCCGTGTTGTCGCGACTATTGCGGCAGGTGGAATACCTAAAATGGCTGAAGGCGGCATTGTAAACCGCCCAACGCTTGCCGTTATCGGTGAAGCAGGGCCTGAAGCCGTAGTGCCATTATCAAAAATGAACAGCGGCGGCGGTGATGTCAACATCAATGTCACTGGAGGACTTGCCACTAGCGCAGAAATTGGCCAATCGGTTGTTAACGCGTTGCGCGCCTATTCGAGAAGCGCAGGGCCGCTTGCCCTAAACATTGCCTAATGGCTGGGTTTCCTGTTGTTAATGCGGGCAATTATGACCTGCAAATTGACGCAGGTTTTACGCTTGACGGGTTCACACTAGATAGCGCGGTAAAAGGTGTTTTAGATAATCCTAATTATGTGCTTGACGGTACAACCCAATTTGCGTCAGTGCTTGAATCAACACAATCAGTAATTGTAAAACGCGGCCGCCGCGACATTGGCGACACTTTCAGCGCAGGAACAATGTCTTTTACACTTCTTGATGTCTCGGGAATTTTTAATCCGTTTGATGAACAAAGTCCATTTTATGATGAGAACCAAAATGTTCCTGGACTAGCACCAATGCGCGAAGTCAAACTCATTCGATACGACAACGCTGATAATCCTGAATTGCTTTTCCGTGGTTTCGTTATTAATTATGACTACAACTTTGCGCTAGGTGGTTTAGATACTGTCACGGTGTTTTGTGCTGACCAGTTTTATTTGTTGTCGCAAACATATTTAGATGAATTCAACCCGTCAGCTGAATTATCGGGTGCGCGTTTAAACACGGTTTTGAGCCTGCCTGAAGTGGATTTTCCATCGGGTGCAAGCCGTAACATCGCAACAGGAACAGTTCAACTAGGACATGATTCGGCATATACGGTTTCCGCTGGCACAAATGTTTTAAGTTATGTGTCGCAAATAAACGATACGGCAGAATTCGGGCGCGTTTTCATGTCGCGTGATGGTGTCTTCACATTTCAGGAACGCATTGGAAATACACTTTCCGCACCTGTAGCCGATTTTCACGATGACGGAACAGCAATTCCCTATTTTGGTTTGGGTATTTCATTTGAGGCTGACGCCGTAATCAATAGAAGTGTATTAACTGCCCTAGACGGCAAAACCGCAACGGCTGAGGATTTAACATCCATTGCAACTTATTTCATTCAAACTTCAAGCATTACTAACAGCCTGTTGCATGAACAAACATCAATCGACACGGCCGCTAGTTACCTTTTAAACGGCGACCCTGAACCGCGGTTCACTTCAGTTGAAACCGCTTTTATGGCCTTAACAACAGCACAACGCGACACGGTGGCAATTATTGATATTGGGCAAACCGTAACTATTGAAAAGACTTTTCCTAGTGGCACTGGGACAACGCAACTAGCCCAGGAATTGAGCGTTGAAGGCATTGAACACTATTTAGACATAAGTTCAGGGCATAGGGTTTTAATCAGTACAGCCCCAACAACCGTTGTATATGAACTGATTTTAGATGACCCAACATATGGCACACTAGATTCCCTAAATGCTTTAGGATAAGGAACACTATGGCAACACCTTTTCCATTCGTAGCGGGCGCGATTCTTGAGGCCCAACAACTTAATTCGATAACTGAATTACCGATTAGCGCAAAAACCGCTAGTTATGCATTAGTGGCTGGCGATGCTGGCGACCGAATTCAAATGACTTCAGCGAGCGCGACAACTATTACGGTTAATGCGTCAACTTTTACAGCGGGTCAGTCCGTTTGGATTTACAACCTCGGTGCGGGAACTTGCACAATTACCGCAGGCACTGCAACTGTTACAACATCAGGTTCACTAGCGTTGGCACAATATGGGGGTGGACTGCTGTTATTTACTTCGTCTAGTGCTGCAACTTTTTTTCCTAGTGGTGGCATAGGCTACGGCACTGCCACAGGTGGAACATCCTCGAGCATCACGGTAGGTGGAATAAATTACACGCTTTTGACTTTTACATCGTCTGGAACTTTGACTGTTACTCGTAGCGGTTTGTTTGATGTCCTTGCGTTTGGTGGTGGCGGAGCGGCGTTTGGCGACCCATCATCGCGCGGAATGGGTGGCGGTGGTGCAGGTGCATCAGTTTTGCAAACGGTTTATTTAACAGCAAATGCAACAGTCACTATTGGTGCGGGCGGTAGCGGCCCAGGTTTTTCATTGAGTGCAAACCTCGGAAACCCGACAGGATTAGGCGCACAAACCGTAGCGCTTGTTGCAACGGGTGGCACAGGTTCAGCGCCAATTTCTAATGGTTCGGGTGCAATTTTTAGCGGTTGCGGCAGTGGTGCTTATGCTGGACAATCATCAGCAAACACGACAACGATTAGCGGTTACAACGGCGGAAGTTCAACGGGTGTAACAACAGGCGGCGGCGGCGGCGGTGTATCGGGTGTTGGCGGTAATGCAGTATCAAACACGGGCGGCGCGGCGGGCGCAGGTTACGATGTCAGTTCTTTTATTGGCGGAAGCACACTTTACAAAGGCGGCGGCGGCGGTGGCGGCGGTTCGGTAGCAGGTGGGGCAGCCCCAACAGGTGGAACAGCAGGAAGCACTGGCGCATACAACGCAGGCGCGGCAAATAGCGGTAATGGTTGCGGTGGTGGTGCGTCAACAACAGGCGCAAACGGTGGCTCGGGCATTTTGTATGTCCGTTTCCGCGCGTAAAAGAAAGGTTACATATGGCACATTTTGCAAGAGTTCAAAACAACAAAGTTGGTGAAGTAATCGTTGTTGCTAACGAAGATTGCGGCAATTTAGAATTTCCAGAATCTGAGCCAATCGGTCAAGCGTATATTGCGTCAATTGGTTTAGAAGGCCAATGGTTGCAAACCAGTTATAATGGTTCGTTTAGAAACATTTTTGCTGGTCAAGGCATGCAATTTGAACCGAATATTGGCGAATATGGGTCATTTGTCATACCACCGTTAGAACAATGATATGGCAACTGAAGTTGTGGTTTCTCTCATCGGTGGTTGTTTCCTTGTATTGGTGGCACTCATTGGGAAAATCGGCGCAGACAACAAAAAAGACCACGGCACAGTTCACCGAACATTAGGCCGCATTGAACAAAAAATTGACGGACACATTGAGGGACACAAATGAGAGAACAAGATAAAGCGATGCTGGCAAGTTATGCGCGTTCACTAGTTGGCGCACTTGTCGCTGTTTATTCGACTGGCACACTTGACCCGCGTGATTATGCAAAAGGTGCAATTGCTGCAATCATTCCACCTGTAATGCGTTGGGTAAACAAAAACGATAAAGGTTTCGGGCGTGACAGTACCCCACAAGCGTAAAGTTATTTTGCCAACAATCGTTGCGCATTGTCGCGCTGGCGAAATTCCGGCAAACATGCTGGTTGATGTAAAACCCTTTGGAAAACTACTGTTTCCAGCCGCTGACGCGTGGCAAGCTTTAAAAGAGCGCGCACACAAAGAGGGAATAACAATCTTCAAACCGACATCACAAAACGACACATACAGGTCAATCACTTTGCAACTGCAAGCATGGAACGCACGCATGACAACAGTTCCAATTGAAAACGTAAAACCAAAATTGTTTAATGGAAAAAATTGGTATTTAAAACCAGGCAACGCACCAATTGCGCAACCAGGAAAATCGCACCATAACTGGGGCGTGTCGGTTGATGTTTTTCAAGCATCAGGCGAACGATTTGAATTTATGAAAGCGCATTGTCTCGAATACGGGTTCAGTTGGGAATTAGATTCCGAACCGTGGCATATAAATTATTTTGTTGGCGACAAAGTCCCTGAGGCAGTCAGGGCATGGAAAACCGCCAAATCCTTGCAATAGCACCAACAGTGCTTTAGGGTGAAATGCACCCGATGAAAGGAATTCTTATATGACCTTTACAGCACCAAAATTACTTGCAGGGCTGATTTCTGCCCTGTTGGGGTTTACGGCCCTTGTAAGCCCTCAGGAAGCCGAATCCAGCCCGTCTAGGGTCACCCTGGATGTTGCGCCTTTCCTGATTGAACCCTCAACCACTACTTCAAGCACGCTGTTTATCGACCCTTACGCTACGGCGGCTGAACAGTTTGCCGCGCTTGCCGTGAACCTGGGTTGGCCAGTCAGCGAATATGACACCCTGGTGAAAGTGATAACCCGCGAAAGCAACGGGATAGCCATCGCACACAACAGCAAAGACCCAATGACTGGCAGTTATGGCCTAATGCAAATCAACGGGTTTTGGTGTCGCGGCGCAAATAGTTACCTACAAAAAGCGGGCCTGTTGACCTCATGCGAAATGTTGTTAGACCCACAAATTAACTTGCGCGCTGGATTGATAATTTTTACGCGTTCAGGATGGTCGCCGTGGAGAACAGCAAAATGAGCGAAGGCGTTGCATGGAATCAGGGCGAACTAAGTGAAGAGACAAGGAAAATGGTTTTGGAATCAAAAGCAATGATGAACCACCAAATGGCTGTGTTTAACCTATTGGATGAAATTGCACGCCCACACCATGCGCCCCGCAAATACCGTGACGACCACCTAATTCGCGGCCTACGCAACATGTTGATTGACTTCCAACTAAGTGGCCAGGATGACTACGCCGAATGTGTTACTTTGGCAATCGAAGCCCTAAACGGCAAAGTTAAACCCGACTAAAAAAGGAATTCCCGACATGAGCGAACAATACGAAATGTTTACATCCACCATTGGACTAGGTGGCCACAAAACAAAAGTGGCAATAGACCATCCCAGCGTTGCAGTGCGTCACGATGCAGGCGACACATCACGCGAAGCCGCTGAAAGCGCAAAACCACACGCAGGCAAACAACGCGAACTAATCCACTTTTGGGTTAAATGGGCTGGCAAGTCTGAGGCAAAAGGCATGACCGCTGACGAACTTTCAATGCTGCTGGAATTACCTGCACAATCCGTTTCTGCACGCATTAACGGACTGCACAAAGATGGTCACATCACTGATAGCGGAATACGCCGCAAAACCCGTTACGGCCGCAACGCAATTGTTTGGGTGGCTTGCTGATGGCATTCGACCTTTCACAATACGAAACAGTTGAATCACGCCTGGCTAAGTTTTGGAATGATTTCCCTGATGGTCGCGTTGAAACAACGCTTATGAATTATGACGGTGAATCCTGCATTGTGCGTTCAGTCATTTGGAAGCACCGCGATGATGCACACCCAACTGCAACAGGTTACGCACACGAAATTCGCACCGAGCGCGGGGTCAATATGACAAGTTTCATTGAAAACGCAGAGACGAGCAGTTTGGGGAGAGTTTTGGCCAATATGGGCTACGCAACACAAGGTAAACGCCCATCCCGAGAGGAAATGGAAAAGGTGCAACGCCTAACACCAACCGAACTAACAGATTCCAGGGAAACGCCAGTGCACACACCCCGCGGCGCATTTGCTACCCCTAAACAAATTGGCTACATAAAGAAACTGGCTAAAGATGCAGGTTTAGACGATTTACGCCTACTGGAATTAATACAGCGCACACTGAACAGCGATGAAGCCGTTTTGGAGTTGCTGAAATCGCATGAGGCAAGCGCAGTAATCGCGGTGCTGAAATGACCGAAGCAGAATTTAAAGACACCTTAATTGCGGTTGCACGCCGCTACGGCTGGTTGGTGCACCATGACTTACCAGCGCAATCGTCACGCGGCCATTGGGCAACACATGTGCAAGGCGATACAGGTTTCCCTGATTTGGTGTTACTGCATCCATCTAGCGGGAAACTGTATATTGCTGAATTGAAATCAGATAAAGGAAAACTTACGCCAGGGCAAAAGCGTTGGTTGATGGCATTCGAGAACGCTGGAATATATAACACAGTGCTTAAACCGAATGACATGGAATATGCGCTTTACCTGTTAACAAATCATCACATTTAAAAGCTTTAAAAACAATCGGCTAGTTGCAAGGGCGTACACCTGTCGCAAGGTGCGGGCGAAAAAACGCGGTAACGCGGGTAGATGGTCGCGCACTGAAACATGCAACACGAAATGGTTTAGTCAATGCGGCTAGGCGAGGTGTAAACAATCATCATTGAAATGCGAGGGAACTGGTTAGGGCAACCCAGTGGGTGGGACATTCACCCTCATGTCTTCCATTACGCTAAACAATCAACAGTGAAACAAAAGAAAGCAACCACGATGAACCCGACCGAACAGCCCCCCGCCCTGCCATCAGCAAGCCGCCCTGGCGGCGCGCTAGCACAAGCCGAAGGCGCGTGAGATGCCACGCCAACACACAACAAATGACAAGGCGTACGCCCAGGCGCGTAAACGCTTACTTGCCGAACACCCTGACTGCCATTGGTGCGGCGCACCCGCAACCGAAGCCGACCACCTCATCGCATATGTCGAAGGCGGTGAAAATATTGAAAGCAACCTAGTTAGCGCATGCAAACCATGCAACGCACGCCGAGGAGCACAACTAAAAAACAGACGCAACACACAAAACCAAACACAACGCAAAAAAATATTAGATTCAAAAAAAAATTTTGAAAATGTTTTTTTATCAGCGCAGGCAAGCCCCCGAGCCCCTCGCTTTCCTCTATCCGAACAGAACCAGCCTGAACCAAACGGAACTGGCCAGGATTGGCCGAGATTGGAAAGTCCAGCCCATGATGCGGCTGGTTCGTACGGGGCACAGGTGGGGGTGTGGGCGAAAGAGCATTTGCAAATTGATTTGATGCCGTGGCAGTTGCATTGTTTGGATGGGCAGTTGGCTTATGACGAACAGGGTGATTTGTTGAACCGTGTTTCGTTGGTTTCTACGGCGCGGCAGAACGGAAAGAGCACCGCCCTTGCGGCCCTGGTTGGTTGGTGGCTAACTGAGATGCCAAAAATACGGGGACAGAAACAAATGGTTTTATCGACTGCCAACCGTCTTGACCTTGCGGTTACTTTGTTTGATTTGTTGGCTGATGTGCTTGAAATTCGATTCGGCGCAAAACTTACAAAGGCTTACGGGCGTAACGCGGTGCAAATGCCTGACGGTTCACGGTGGATTGTGCGCGCCGCGAAACCCAATGTTGGCCACGGCACTAGTAATGACCTCATCGTTGCTGACGAAATTTGGGACATTTCCGAAGAAGCCATTGACGGTGGTTTGATTCCATCACAGCGCGCTAGGCGTTCCCCGTTGCTTTCAATGTGGTCAACCGCTGGGTCAGAATCCAGCACCGTCATGAAAAAATGGCGGGAACAGGGATTGCGCGCAATTGACACAGGCAAAACATCAACTTTCTATCTTGCCGAATGGTCGCCCGACCCATCACTAGATGTGAATTTAGAAAGCACCTGGAAATGGGGAAACCCCAGTTTGGGTTACACAATTTCAATGGACACTTTGCGAAGCGAATCAATGAACCCAAACCGCGCACAATTTTTGCGTGCATCATGCAACCTGTGGGTTGCGTCAGACCAGGGATGGATACCGCCAGGCATGTGGCCACAACTCGAATACAAAGACCCAATCCCTGACGGCGGGTATTTAGGCATTGAAGTTTCGTTAGATGACTCACGATATTTTGGTGTGCGCGCTGTGCAATTAGAAAACAGAAAAATTGCAATTACCGTTGGTTTTGTTGCCGATTCTTACAATGAAATGTTGGCTGAGGTTTCAAAGCTTGCCGGCACTTCAGTCAAATTTCTTATTTCACCCAGCATTGAAATTCATTGGCCAACGCAATATGACGCACGCACCGAAGTAGTTGGTTACGGCGAAATTGTGCGTTACACCGCTGGCGTTAAAAACATGATTTTCGAAGGAATGTTGGTTCATGATGGTTCAAAGCAATTAAGCGAACATGTGCAACGCGCAGTGGCCGTGAAAGCGGAATCGTCAATTGCTCTTTCGTCAGCGCGAAGCCCAGGCGAAATATCGTTGGCGAGGTGCATGGTGTGGACTGCCGCAATGGCCAGCCGCCCCACCGTTGTTGGGAAACCCATCATTGCGTTTTCAACTCGCTAATGTGCATAGTGGCGTTGGGTCGTTTCTTACCTTTTGTCGGGATTGGATAATTCGCGACCCAATGCCACCAAAAAACCGAACATTGTGGGACACTAAAACATGGCGATTTTTAAAACAAAGGTGACAAAGGCAGCAATTTCGCCACAGGAAGCACCTATCACCGCGGCCGCAGGCGGCACTCATTACACGGGCAACGGCTCAGGCGCACAATCAATTGGCGAATACTATTCCTACATCCAGGGCGATTTGCGCAACCGCGCAATGCGCGTTCCAACAATCAATCGTGCGCGCGACCTCATCGCATCAGTTGTCGGCAACACCCCAATGAAAATGTATCGCAAACGCTGGGATGAAACTGAAGGCGAAATGATTGAAGAACCAATTGCGCCGCGTTCATGGATTGACCAACCCGACCCACAACTTACGCGTTCCGCGTTTTGGAGTTGGGTTTTTGATGACCTATTCTTTTTTGGGCGGTGCTTTCTTTGGGTGAGTAGCAGAACTAGTGACGGCATGCCTGCATCGTTCACGCGCCTACCTGCCGCAATGGTTAACACACTTGACATGACAGGCCCAGTGTTCGCATTCGGTAAATCAAACGAAATTTATTTTCAAGGCGCACAAATACCTACCGAAGATGTTGTGCAAATTATCGGTGCAAATCAAGGAATCATCTACCAATCGCCACAAGTCATTGCAACATCATTAGCCTTAGAAGATGCGCGCCTACGCAATTCCAGTTCAGCCCTACCCGCGGGAGTCTTGCGCCAAACCTCAGGCGAACCCCTATCAGGCCAGGAACTTTCAGAACTTGCACAAGCATTCGAGCAAGCACGAAAAAGCAATCAAATTGCCGCAATCAACCAGTTTGTTGAATGGCAACCAACCGATGTTGACGCATCAAAAATGTTGCTTTCCGAAGCCGCCGAATTCCAATCAAAAGAGGCCGCACGAATGTGCAATATCCCTTTCTTCCTCAATGGAAACTCAGTCGGCTCATACAGTTACCAATCAAACCAGGGCGCACGCCAGGACTTGTATGTTTTCGCCGCCCGTTCATACATGTCAGTTATTGAACAAACAATGAGCATGAATTCAATTCTTCCTCACGGAACTTGTGTCAAATTTGATATTGACGAATACCTAAGCGAAATCGTTGACGGCCTAGAGGAAAGCGACTATTCCGAAATGCCTGAAGAAACAATGCCAACGATGAACCCAAACATGGAGTAAAACAGAATCATGCTAAAACTTATTTCAACTGATTTAACCCTGGATGCCGCCGCAATTGAAGGCGTACCTAGTCGCACCGTTTCAGGTGTCGCCGTTCCTTACAATGTCGCCGCAACTGTTAGCGATGGAACAAAAGTTATTTTTGAGGAAGGCAGTTTGCCAACCGATGGCAAAGCCCCAAAGCTTTATTTAAACCATTCGAGCGAGCAAGCCGTTGGTTTAGTTTCTGAACGAACCAATGTTCCAGGTGAAGGCATGATGTTTTCGGCCCGCATTAGTAAAACTGCATTGGGTGACGAAGCACTAACGCTGGCACTTGACGGCGTAATTGACTCAGTATCCGTAGGGGTAAATCCAACTAAATTTAAAATTACTGACGATGGCACAATGCTTGTGCAGGCCGCTGACTGGATTGAATTATCACTAGTCACTGGCCGCCCAGCATTTTCGGGTGCAGTTATAACCGATGTCGCCGCGACAGAACCCGAAGCAGAAACCGAAACCATCCCACACGAAGACGAAGAAAAAGATATTATTCAATTAGAAGTTACTCAACAGGAGACAGAAAACATGAACGAAGCAACCCCAGTCGAAGCCGCAATTCCAACTTCCCCAGTTGTTTTTGCTGAAGCAAAACGCGAATTCAAAATGCCATCAGCAGGCGAATATCTTGCCGCAATGCACATTGGTGGAGACACTTTCCGCAAAGTAAACGCGGCGTACCACGATGCCGCACGCCGTGGCCAGTCAGCAATTGAAGCGGTAGCGCAAGACTTGACCACTGATACGCCAGGTTTGTTGCCTGTTCCAGTGCTCGGGCCTGTGTTCCAAAATATTAACTTGCAATATCGCCCCGTTGTTGCCGCATTCGGTACACGCGCGATGCCACAAGGTTCAGGAATTTCGTTCACGCGCCCAGTGATTTCACAGCACACAGCGGCAGGTGTTCAGAGCACCCAGGGAACGGCAGTTACTTCACAGACGATGACGCTTAGCGCATCCACGGTGAGCCGCCAAACCGTTGCTGGTTCAATCCAAATCGCGCAACAAACAATGGACTTCACAGACCCTGCCGCAATGAATGTCATTTTGAATGACCTCGCTGGCCAGTATTTGAAGCAGACCGACAACATCGCGGCTGACTACCTGGTTGCACAAAAGCAGGCATCGGGTTACACCTGGACTGTTACCGCAGGCGATGTGTCAACTTTGATTACTGGAATTTATGGTTGCGCAGAAAACATTTCAGCAACAACCAACCTGTTCCCAACCCATCTTGTGGTGTCAGTTGATGTGTGGCGCAAACTGGGTTCGCAAGTTGACGATGTGAACCGACCAGTATTCCCAGCAATTGGCGCACCTGGCCTATTGGGAATGAACACACTCGGTGCAGGTTCAGCGGCCTCATGGTCGGGAATGAACCCACTCGGTTTGGAAATCGTTGTTGACGGAAACCTTGCAAGCGGAACAATGCTCGTAGTTCACGGCCCAGCCGTAGAGTATTATGAGGCCCAGCAGGGAATGCGTAGTGTGGAAGTCCCTGACCTTTTGGCTCGCACTTTCTCGTACTACGGCTATTTTGCAACCTTTGCACAAGACGGCCCGAACCCATCAGCAGTTGCAGGAAGCCAGTTCATTCAAGCAATCACGGTTGCTTAGTCGAAAGGCGGCTTAACCGCCAATGGCTACCTACACCGTCACCCATAAACATTTACTTGACAACTACGCCGTATTGCAATTACTGACCCCCTCAGAAATTGCAATCGGCCAGTCAATAACCGTCAGCGGAATTGCCGCACCATTCTCGGGAACTTTCACCGTTGTTGCATTGCCTGAATACTTGTATGTAGGCACTGACAGCGAAGGCGATTTAGATTTTGACCCGTTCACGCCAATCCCTAACCAGGTGTTGTATGCGTGCACAGGTTCGAATGTTGACCGCGGCGCGTCAAGCGGAAGCGTTGCATATGCGCCTGTGTGCACCTGGATTACGGCAAACGACATTTCAGACTGGTTGTATGTGGCCACCGCTACGGCGGCTGACCAATCCTTTTTGACGATTTGCGCGTCAGCGGCAAACCAGTTTGCGTATCGCAGACGACAGGAAAGCGGCTATTTCGATTCGTTGACCACCGTTCCCAGTCAAGATGTCAAACTAGGAACAATCATGTATGGCGGCGCGCTTTACCGTCAACGCGGCTCAGTGGATGCGTTTTCATCGTTTAACGAAATGGGTTCACAACCGCCAGTTGCATTGTCAGCAATGGTGCAACAGTTGCTAGGTATTCAACGCCCACAGGTTGCATAAATGCCAACCGCCTACACCGATTTACTGAACAAAGCGTTAGACAATCTCGCTACCGCGCTCACATCAATTACGCCCGCAATTCCTGTTGTGACAGACCCGCGCAACATACAGGGCGCGTGCGCGTTCATTAATGCCCCAACATTTAGCACACCGCTAATGAAAAACAAACGAATTCAGTTGACTTTTCCAGTGCAACTTATTGTGCCTGGCCCTTTCAACCTGGATGCGCAACGCAAATTGTTGAACATGACCGCGCAACTGTTGGGCGCAAATGTGGCCATCACTGAAGGCCGCCCTACATCCATCGAGATTGGCGGGGCGTTGTATCCTTGCTATGAAGTCATTGTGAACATGGAAGCGAGCAGTTTATGAAATATGTAATTAAGTCAATAAAAGTGGGGGTAATTGGCGAAGAA